CTTTTTCAACCACAATTCTATCAACATATGCGTCACCAATCTCTCCAGTTGGGTAGTTTTCTCCTTCTGATATCATAAGAACACCAGTAACCTGTCCAAATGTAGGTGAATTTGGATCTTTATCTATTGTGGCACGACCATAAGCACCATATCCCTTGTCGCAGTTGTCTACAAATGAGACAATTGGCTCTTCTGTGTATCCTTCACCAGCATACTTCATATCAACACCAATGATACTTCCAGTTGTTTTTGCTCCAATGGTAGTTGTATTTCCTTGCTTATCTGTGATTTCTGTAGCATCAATTGCATTATCAAGTTCATTAACAAAGTTTCCAAGTATTACATCACCGACTGCACCTTCTCCTCCACCACCAAAGAATTCAATTCTTGGTAATCCACAATCAAAAATATTTCCTGTATTACAATCTGGTGTAAATTCTGGTAGACTATCCTCAATTCTTTCTTTTTCTGCTTTTATTTCATCCTCAGTTGCATTTGGATTCTTTTCCTTGAACTCACTCAGGAGTCTTTGTACTTCAAATTGATCAATACGTTTTACACCATCCCAGTTTTTAATTTTATCATTCATTCTACCAACAAGTCCAGTGCCATCATCATTTTGTAATTTATCTCCCATTTTATCAATTGCCTTTGCAATTTTATTTTGTGATTTAGCACCAGAGTTAGGTTTTTTTGATCCACCATTAAGTTTATATTCATTTTGTATGGTACACTCATTTCCACTATCTTTACAATTAAGTAAACCTTGAACTTTAGTTAAAATGTTAAGACCTTTAGAAAGAAAACCCTTTACAGATCCAAACCCTTTACCTATTATACTAAACATACTATTAATCGGACCAATAAGAGGACCTACGATAGAGTCCATCATACTTGAAACTTTAGCAGTCATAGCTCCAATAAAGTCTTCAACAGCACACTCTAATGGATTAATAAACCCATTTTTTAACATGTTTGTAAGTAGATTTTTAATTGTGCCTTTTAATGCCTTCTTGATTGTAGAGCCGAGACATCCAAAAGCACCCATTAATCCTTCTACTGGACCTTTCATTGCGTTTGAAAACGCTTTATTCTGAGCGATAGCAGCAAGTGGATTGAAAGAAAATTTATTAAAAATAAAATCCTTTGCTGCTGTTAGACCACTATTAACAAACTCACCTAGTTTATTCTGTAATAAATTACTCATCTTACTGGTAAGACCAGACATAGCATCAGATATTTCACTAACAGCAGTGTCAAGATCATCTATCATATCAAAAGCGTCACCTAACCCCTCTGATGCTTTGTTCAAAAACCTATTTAAAGGTCCTTCAATTTTTTCACCATCAGAGCCTGTGGATGTACATTTTAATGATACTGCTACGGGTATTGTTGTCATAATATTATTTAGTCGCTAGTTGGGAGAGGTGGTGGGAAGATGAGTTCCTTTGCTTGTTGTGGATTTCCATTTCTAAGTTCAGTAAGTACATCATTGGCAACTTTTTTGTCAATACCTCCAATATTTTGTGTCACTGCCTGATCTAATACTTTTGTTATATAGGCAGTTGATTCTTCATTTTCCATCAAATTAACCATTTCAAATCTACCTGTAGGTTTTTGTTCATATCCCACAATTTGACCATTAACAACAAGTGGTTTTTCCAAATCATCCTCTTTTATTTCAACTTTAACCTGATTTGACAAAATAAATTCAAGTTGTGCAGAATTAATTGGTTCACCTTCATCCCAATTTTTATCACCAGCAACTCTTGGGGGTGTTAACTTTGCCTCAACATCATCAATTTCACCATCCTGATTTACATCATATCCTATTTGTTCTATATTTCCTGATGGATTATCACTATTTGATTTATTATATAGTTTAGGGTCAAGTGGAGTAACACCTGGTGTTGCAGGTCCGATTTGATCATTAAATTCACCACTTAATGTACCATTTTTATTAAGTGATCCGTAAAAACCTGACAACATTCCAAAATTACCACTATCTGTTGTTATACCAATTCTTGTTCTTGGAAATACACCTATGATAAAGTGTGGTGCATTTTTTCCACCACCACGAACACCAAAAACTGTATCACCTTGACTTACTCGAACAGATCTCATTTTATACGCACCACCAGAACCAGCTGTGGTTGGAAGTATGCAATATGCATAATCTAATTGTTCATCTTTTATACTATCAGCACCAACCGCATGATCTCCATCAATACGAACTTTATACATCCACCCAAAACCTTTTTCAATCTGTTCTTTTTGAACTGCGTAAGAAACAACAGTCCCTATCCAGAACTTAACATCATGTTCACCATATTTTGTTTTTCTATTTGATTCGTGAAAATATTTGTTTGCCATAATTATATCTTTTTATTAAGACCATACTCATCACGAGCAAGTGTAAGTGAGGTAAATGAATTAGTAGGAGTAAATGCATGACATAAATGAATAATCAAATAATTACCACTTCTATGGTCATTATCTTCTTTCTCAATTTTATTGTCTTGTGTGATATTTTCAATATTTAATCTAATACAACTTCCAACGGTCAGATCTGGATTACATGGTATGATAATGTTCACCAATTGTGCATGTAAAAGACTATACCTCATAATTGATTTTGCAAGCCATTTATCTGGACTATTTCCTGTGCTTTCACTAACTCCATCAACTGTGGCACCAGGTGTTAATTCAAACATGTAAGTTCGACAATAATTATTTGAATCAGTTTGATCATTGTCGGGATTTACTGTAATCTCCTCACTGCTCCCCAATGTAACAAGTTTGTCATTGTTGAATATGCTCACAAACTCTTCCTTAACTTCACCAGTAGCTAAATTACGAGTGCAGACACGAACATTATATTGACCATTTTTTATCGCATTTAAAACATCTTGATCTCTTCTAACAGTGGGTGGTGCTAAAACATTAAAATCATTACCACTCTCGTTTAAATTAGCAACAAGACCTTTTTTATAAACGTAAGTGGCTTTACTAGCATAACCAAATCTATCCTGCAATCGTTCATTACCCTCAACTATCATACTATGAATTGATTTAAAATTAAATCCTTCACTATTCTCATAAAAGAAAAATCCAGGATCACCATCAACAGCTACTGATTGAGGACATAGTTTAAGGATAGTATCAATGACATTTTCATTCTTTCCATCAAGTTTCATTGAATTTTCAGTCTCTTCTATATTTCTTTTCTTATAAGGCAACTTTGCCTCATCTAACATTTTTTTAACAATGTCACTTATCTTTGATTCTGGATATATGCTCTTCACAGGTTTACTTGCAGCATCCATATAATTCTTTGATATCATTGGAAAATATGCAGTTTGTCTTGTGCCCTCATCAATATTAAATGGACTTCCAGTAATCACAAATCTCCTATCTTCTCTTGTCCAATTAACTGCGGTATATCCAGGTGAATAAACTTTTACTCTAACTTGTTCAAATCCCGTAACTGGCAGTCCGTCTTTGAAAGTACCAGCAAAATCATCCTTAAAACTTCCAACAGTTCCACCAGTGTCTATCTCTACAAAACTTGCAGTTGCCATTGGAGAATATAAACTCTCATAATAATTAAACGCAAGAATTTTACCTTTAATATCAACTGTAATATTTTTTTTCTGCGATGCACCAAATTGAACATTATAACTATTTCTACCTTTTACAACTTCAAATATACCATAATTTGGTTGTCCTGCTGCTGATCCCATTATACCATCTCCTTATCTGCGTAGATTACTTGAAGGTAAGTAGTTGAATTCATTTGTGCAAATAAACTTTCATCGTAATCCACTAAAAAACCTCTGTCAGTCTCCATACCAGAGAATGCCACTATACCATTATCATTATTATTTATTGACGCAGATTCACGGTTATAAAGTTTATCAAAATCCTCCTGTGACATTACATCACCTGGTTTATATCCTTCTGGTGTAATTATATTAGTCATATCTGTTGCACCATATTTTTGAAGAAATTCATCATATGAGTAAGTTTTTTTATTCCCATTTCGACCAGTGACAACAAATGAATTCTGTTTTTGATTAAATTTAAATGTTTCACCTGTTGAAAGCGTACCTTTTTTTTGTAATACAAATCCCTGACCCTCTGCATATTCTCCACTTTCAACATCTTTGTATGTTTTTCCCATTGATTCATACTGAAAACTAACATTCTCAAAATCTTTTTGAATTTTTTTCATTTTTTCAATATCTTTCACAAGTTTGTTATACTCTTCTTCCCTTTCTTGTTGACTACCAAAATCATCCACAAAAAGTGCTGATACTTCAAAAACTTTTTCTGCAATATTCGTAACTGGTTTAAGTTTTTCAGTCAAAGCTTCCCTTGCTTCTTGAATTTTCTCTTGAATTGTTTCTATATTAGTAAGTGCTGTTCCTAACAGTATTAATGATACAAATCCAAGTATGTTACTAAACAGATTTCCTGTTCCACCTGCCACTTTACTTTTTATTTTATCAGCAGACTTCTTAAAGACAGATGGTATTTCAATCTTTGCTTCCTTTTTCTTTCTTCTTTTTCTTAAAATAGAAACAGCTCTCAATTTTCTTGTTCTTTTTCTCGTATCAGAAATTCTCTGTAAAGAAGTAGTCAACATACTGTTGAGATTTTCAGCTGATATTTTTACTTTTTCTGCTGCTTCCATCATGAGTATACTACGTCATCAAAGTTTGCTATTTCTGGGAAAATTTCCATATATGGATTAGCAAAGTTCATTGAATTAACATCAGGCAATCCTGTGGCAGGATTAATACTCATCTGACCAATCATATTTTTCTTAGCAGTTGTTAAATCTATTGGATCTAATTCAATAATATTTGATGAAAGATCATTTTCTTTAACTAAGTTTCTTAATTGTTCATTTTTATTTACAAAGTTTAATAAAGATTCACCAGATTGTTCATCTAGTAAATTTTGTTTATATTCATTAGTTAAATTATTTCTTGTAAATTCTAAATCTGTTCCTTCAAAAAATGTTCCCTCTTTTGGTAAAGAATTATTTTTGTTCAGTTTATTCCAACTGTCAATGTTTCCACTCTTTGTCCATCCACCATGTGATGAATCAGCTAATCCTCCCTGATATATCCAAATATTACCATCATTATCTACAAAAAAGTCACCACGAGTTGGATTTTCAGGTGCATTTGGTGGTGGATTACCTACAAAATTCTTTGTATTATCCTCGTCGTCTGCGTAATAATCAGCTACTCTGTCAATGATAGCTTTACCCAAAAATGCCAATCCAATCGCACCAGCTGCGATTAAGAAAACTGGATTTGTTAAAACACCAAAGACAATACCTGCACCTTTAATAAAACTTGAAATTGCACCAGCAGCAAATATTGTTCCTATTATACCTGCTCCTATTGCAATTGCTTTCCAATTTTTAGTTGTCCAGTCATATATGCTTTCTAATCTACCTATAAACTTATCATCATCAAGTCTACTAACAAGATTTGTGGCAAGTAATCCACCACCTAAAATACCAGCTAAATTTAACAAATTATCAAACAAATTACCAAGTGGTTTAATAACTGCCTTTGCTATGCTTGAACCTATCTTTGATTTTTTCTTCTCTTCTAATTTACTTTCAGCTGCATCTTTTTTATCGTCTATATTTTTCTTTCTTTGTGCGTCAAATAATGCCTTTTGATCTGCTAATCTCTGAGACATATCAAGAGATAATTTTTCTGTAATAACACCTAATATCTCTGATGTTTCATTTAATGATAATTCTAAAGTATTAACCTTCGGCGTAATTTTATCACCTATCTCTTGTCTTTGTGCCTTGAATATATTTTTAAGCACTGTGATCTTTTTCTCATTATTAGCAACTCTACCTTCCAAACCTAAACCACCACCAATCTTCATGGTTGACCTGTTAATTTTAGGTCCACCCCTCATGGCAGCCATTTTATTTTCAAAATTTTCAAAAACTGGAGATGTTTTATCCATTTTTTCTTTGTTGTACTTTTAGGTTTTCCTCTTCAATGTATTGTTGTAATAAAGAAATATAGATTTCTCGTTCCCAAGGAATCATATTTTCTATCTCAGTTAAAGAATATTTATGGTGCTGAATCAAGGCAAAGTTAGTTTTATAGTATGACTCAAGATTCGTATGAGCCATACCTAGTTGAAAAAAGCTGCCAGTCCCTCCAATCTAACATTTGATTCTACACCTGTTATTGGATTTTTTACTTTAACACTATGTGTGAGTTTTGGCATGGTAGCAAAAAAATCCTCAATTGACTTAAATTGTTTTGTATTTAACTGATCTACAAAATCTTCAAGTTCTTTTTTTGTTGACTCAGATGCATCCCAACTTTCTTCCTCAGTATAGATTGTATCAATACAAGAGACAATCATGTCAAGTGTATTTGTAACTTCACTTTTTTCACTTGCTTCAAAGTTATTTTCAACAAATTGAACCACTGATGGATATTTAAGTTTAAGTGATAAACTATCATCCAACTTTACAGTGTTCTTATGTTTCTTATCTTTAACTACCTTTATGGCATCTAAGTCAATTGACATAGAAACGGTAGTTTTGTTATCATCAGGGCAAGTTACATTAATTTCAACAGTTTCACCAACAGATTTAGAACGAACATTCAAGAATAAGTATTCAAGATCAAATGTCGCAAGACTATCTAATTTGAAACCTTTTGTCAAAATACATGATTCAAGTATTTCCATAACTGCCTCAGTGATTTGCTTCACATCCTCAGATTCTAATGCCATGATTAGAATTTTTTCTTCTCTTACAAGAAAAGGTCTGTATTTAAGTTTTTTCCCTGTGGAGGGAAGTACCAACTCATAAGTTGGTGTATTTACTTTTGGTAAAGGCATAATGAATTATCAATTCAGTAAAATTATTTATAGGGTTTTTTATGGACCTTTTACTATATAGCGGTCATAATTAAAGTTTACAGTGACTTTAAGTATATCAGAAGCACCATATGATATTGAAATTGGATCAATACTCTTAGGAAATATATTAACAAATCTATATCTCATAGTTCTCTTATAATTTTTTTCAAACTTATTGATATACATGGTGTTACACTTATATGAATCTGGGTATCTAAATCTTCGGTAAAAAGCACGATGATCCTGTTCTACATCTTGATTTGCACCACTAGATATGTAGTCCATCCAACCTTCAAATATTTTCAAAAGTGTATAATCCTCATCAATATAAAATGAATAACTAAAATCTGTATAAAATCTTGTATGAGCAAACTGTTGAGGCACACCCATGAAGTTATCCTTAACTTCTGCTGTCGCTAAACTTGAAGTAGGAAGAGTAGCTTCGTTACATAATATACCTACGTTTCGTGATAAAAAAGATTTGATGTTAGAGATACGAGTGTAATCAGCAAGATAAGACTCGACTGATGGTGTCAAAGCAGAAAAAGTCACAAGGTAATGACTAGTTTGTGCTAAAGGACCTATAATATTCTTCGCAACCGAAAGGTTATATGGTTTTATTGTTGTCTCTGCCACTCTAAATAAGTATGATTGTTATTTCTATTTATGTCATATAAAGGAAAATATTATCCTTCTTACCCCAAAAAGTATAAAGGTGATCCTACAAACATCATTTATAGGTCACTTTGGGAGAGAAAATTCATGGTATATTGTGACAAGAATGATAAAATACTTGAATGGGGAAGTGAAGAGATTGCACTACCTTATCGTTCTCCTGTTGATAATCGAGTTCATAGGTACTTTCCCGACTTTTATATCAAAGTTCAAGAAAACACTGGTCGTATCAAAACATATTTAATAGAAGTAAAACCACTCAAACAAACACAAAAACCAAAAAAACCTAAAAGACAGACTAAGAATTATTTAAGAGAAGTCTATGAATACGCTAAAAACCAAGCAAAGTGGAAAGCAGCAACAGAGTTCTGTGATGATCGTATGTGGGAGTTCAAGGTCATGACTGAAAAAGAACTAGGAATCAAATGAGTCGCATCGCCCCACTAGTAAATGATATTCTTGGAACAGAAGATGCTGATGATCTCATGATTGAAATCATGGATGTCTTAGGTGATAGTATAGCATCAATTCCCGAAGTTGGCAAGATCTATGTATTTGTGTATCAACCAAAAACACCAGGTCGTTATGATCAGAATCCACTAGTCGCAGTCACCAATATATTTGAGTGGGGATTCAAAGGTATCAACTTTCATTGGGGTCAATCTCGATCATATACCTTTCAAGAGGTAGTCGGTCAACTATATCAAGTTACAAATGAGGAGTTACAAGACCTAAATACAATACCATTTGCAAAATTTCGTATAAATAATTAAAAAGAGATATGTCTGATAGTAATCTTATTAAAGACAATGATAATGAAAGTTTAGATGACAAGAGTGGTGAAAATACTCGTGAAATTAGTTTAGGTGCAACAACTGAAACATTTGTAAAAAGAAAAAGAAGGAAAGGTGGTGTTCTAAGATATCCATTAGAATCATTAACAGAACACACCGATTATTTACAAATAGATATTGAGGAATACGTCGCTCTTGGTGGTTATACAGCAGAACCAGGTTCTAGCACCAGATATGTAACTGGCAGTTATTTTGGATCTGATCGTGCAGGTCGTACGAGAACTGATAGATTATCAAAGAAACCATTAATTAATAAAGGAACAATATTACTACCTGTCCCATCAAACGTAGCAGATACAAATAATGTTCAATATGATTCATCAACATTGAATGGTCTTGCAGCAGCGGGAGTTGAAGGAGCAGAGAATATAATGAATATTAATTTGGGGAAAAACGTTTTTGAACAAATACCTGGAATTGCAAATCAACTCAAAACTAGAGTGACTGAAGGTGTAGGATCTAAAAATGCTGCTAATAATGCATTAACAAAATTTTTAGCATCAAAGGCACTTAATATTTTTGGGGGAAATGTTACTACAAACCAACTACTTGCAAGAGGTAGTGGAGAGGTTTTGAATCCAAATATGGAATTATTATTTGGAGGACCGACACTTCGTAATTTTAGATTTAGTTTTAAATTGACACCTCGAAATGAAAAAGAAGCACAACAAGTTAAATTAATTATTCGTGCCTTCAAGAGAAACATGGCTCCACAAGCACAGGGTGGCACGTTGGAAAGTGGTAATTTCTTTCTTAAAACACCAAACGTGTTTAGTTTAAGATATCGAACTGGTCGAAAGAATCATCCATTCTTACATCGTTTTAAACAATGTTTCCTAACTGATATGCAAACAACCTACACTGGTGAGGGTGTTCATGCAACTTATGATGATGGTACACCAGTTTCAATGCAATTAGATTTATCATTTAAAGAGTTACAACCAATATATGATATTGATTATGACAACAAACCAGGCACAGAATCAGTAGGTTACTAATGGGTTATTTCAGAGAACTTCCAAATTTATTATATCCTTCTTTTTTACCAGAGAAAACATCTTCTCTTGATTTTATTGAAGTGAAGAATATATTTCGTAGAGTCAAAGTTAGAGATGATTTATATAAAAATTTTGTTATTTTTCAAAAATATGAAATACCAGAGGGTGCAAGACCCGACACAGTTGCAGAAGATGTATTTGGTAGTCCTAGATTAGATTGGGTAGTGCTCACTGTTGCAGGTATACTAAACGTTCGTAATGAGTGGCCACTCAGTAATCGAGATTTATATAACTATGCACATGATAAGTATGGTGATTCACTTAATTCTGTTAGATTTTTTGAAACAAAGGAAGTAAAAGATTCAAGTGGTAGATTAATTTTACCAAAGGGAAAAGTTGTAGATAGTGATTTTACAATACCAAACCCAACTAATCCATCAGTAACATTAAATCCTGTTGTCGGTATTAGTAATTTTGTTTATGAGACAAGATTAAACGAAGAAAAAAGAAATATTAATATTTTAAGAATAGAGTATTTGAGTGAATTTTTAGATGATATGAAGTCGATCATGACTTACACAAAATCATCAGAATACTTAGATGAACAAACAATAAGAGCTGAAAATTTAAATATAAAATTACCATAAAAAAAGGAGGTCGTTTGACCTCCTGTATAATTATTCTTCTGCGAGTTTCGCAAAGTACGATAATGCATCATCCTCGTCTTTGTCTACCGTTGAGGTAGTTGGAGGTGCGGATACAGCAGCAGTTACTAATTCTTCTGCTTCACCACGATCATTATCTTCATCAAAGACATCTGGGTCTTGTGCAGGTCTCTTGCTTCCAAGAACATATTCTAATCTCTTTTTAAGATCTTCATATGTTTTGAACTGATCAGTAGATACAATCTCTGCGAGTGAGAATTGTTTCTTCCATAATGCTTCAAGAGCATCGTCATCATCAAGTAATGGACTTACTGCAGCGAACTCAGAACTATCATAGTTTCTGTATCCTGCTACGTTCTTTGCCTTCAACTTGAAGTTTGCACCTTGCCAGAAATCAAATGGATCAATTGCTTCCTCATCTTCAAACTCAGGTTGCA